ATTTAAAACCAAATGATTTTGCTTTACCAGTTGTTACTAAAGATTTATCACCATCTAATGTCAACATATATGTTTTTCTAAACCATTTGTGTTGGCATCTTGCACCACCTTTGTAAAATTTGTAACTGTCTGATAATGAGGGAGTTACATTAAGCCATATAGAATAAGTTGCTGCGCCTTTAACTCCAAATCCTGGATTTACTTGTTGTTTGCCCATTTTAATTATATCTTCTTTACGATATATCTTTTTTGCTCTGACCATTGCTTTACAAAACTTCCTTCCATCACTATCAAATTTTAATGGTGCATATTGATACCTTACTAAAAACTTTTGTAAACCAGTTTGTTTAGTTACGCCATCTTGTTCAGATCCCCTTTTTGGATATGCTTTACCAGTTCTTACTAAGTTTATTATTTTACTTAAAGTTGATGGTTCTGGTGTGTTTAGTTCTTGAATTTTTAAATCATAAGAATCATCATTTTCATAATCAACTTCCGATACATCAATTAATTCATAATTTTCTAAAAGATCTTCTTCATCTTGTCCAAATTCACTTATTTTACTTGTTAATTCTTGTAATTCATTTTCTTTATTTAATTCAATTTCAGATAAAGGAACACAATTAGGAACTTTTTTGCCATTTTTCATTTTAGTACCTATTTGCTCGTAACCATCCCAACAAGGTGCTTTAAGTTCTGTGTGGTTTTCACAAGGCATATAATATGTAACACCTTCAACTTCGTGTTGGTGATGTCCAGAACAACCCATTTCTTTAGCTTCTTTTTCTGCTTCTTCTATTGTTTCATATGCAATTTTGCCATCAATAGTTTTTAAATCTTGTTTACTGAATGAATATCCAGTTTCTTCTTCAATATCTTCTTTATTTTGTAATGATGGATCTACTTTAGTAAATTCTAATGGTTGTAACGTAATAAAGTATAGGTTTAAGGCAATATCATTGTAAGCAAGTATTTGGTCAAAGGCATCTAATAAAAGTTCCTGGAAAGGCCTTATAACTGTATTGTCCATTAACAAAGAAGCTGTTTCAATTTCATCTGCATTAGAAGAAAAACCAGAAGCATCTTTTATACCCAATAACATTGGTGATACTATATTGTGACTTACAAGAATTTTGTTTTGTGATTCAGAACTTAAAAATTCATATTGTTGGTGTGCATCACTTAATTGAATTGGTGTTATTGTTGATTCTTGTTCTTTGTTGTCGTTAAATGCAAGTATAAATTTTCCTGCATTAGAACTTCCAGCAAACTTTTGTGCTATTCTTGCTTCTATTAATTCTCGTTCTTGTTGATTTGGAACGCCATTATTAAACGAGATAAACATTCCAGGGGCCAAACCTTGCATTATATTATTAAGATGATAGTTGCTAATTTCTTCTTCAAGTTCGCAATATTGTATTCCTCCTTGATAAGAAACTGGAGAATAGTAGTAAAAGCCTGATTTATAGGGTTTTATGTAATAAATTTCTATAGATTCTTTTGACATTCCAAATGCAGGGATTCTAAGTGGTTTATCAGATGGTTTTATACTTGGCCAATCGTTCCAGTAATAATAACCAGGAATATCACCATCTTCATTGGCTTTTTCCGCCCTTAATGTTTCAATAGGAAAATGAATACATTGTTCAATCTTAGATCTATTTTTGGAATATACAACTTGAATTGCAGCTTGTCCCATTAGTTTAAAATCATAACAAACTTTTCTTACCATATCTTTAGATAGTAATGAAATCATTTGTGCGTATTCATTTGGCTTTCGTGAAGCATCTGTTGCACTTAATCCTTTTCCAAATATTTGTTGACTAATTCCGTTTATACAAGCGTGGTTTGTTGGGGATCCGTTGTATCGGTCAATAAGAAACTGAAAGTAATTGTTATCAGCTCCGTATTTTACCCATTCTTGATTTTTTACTTCAATAACTTCTGGTGATGTGTAACTTGCTAAGTTTACAAAACTATATTGTGACTGTTTTTTTGAAAACCTGCCTTTATTATCCCTTTTTATATTTTTTCTCATATTTAAAATACTTTGTATTGATTTTGATCGGTTGCATTAAATGTTTTGTAAATATCTAAATTTAAATCATAGTATTGATCTTCTGCTTGATTTATTGTTTGATCTGTACAAAATATTCGATCCCTAAACAATGTTACATCTGATGTTCTGTTTACATTCCACAAACTATTATCATTTTCCCAAAGCTGATAATTTGTATTCCAAAAATTAAAATCAGTAAAAAAACGCAAATCGTAAAAATGACCTTCAACTAAAACAGGATTAAATGCTTGATTAAAAGTTAAAAAATTACCAATCGTTGTTCCTGTTGTTATATCATAAAATACTGTGATGTTTGTACTATCATCTGTTATTGACATAGTAAATTCCGCTTCGTATTGGCGTGGAATTACTTTAAAAGCTTGTGCTAAGGTAGAAGTACTAAAAACAATCATTACTTATATAACGTAATATAAATGATATTTTGTACTAAGTAAAAAAGCAAAAAAAAAGCACCCCAAAAGGATGCTTAATTTTTTATTAAAACTTAATCTTTAACCAGTTGGTGCAATTTGATCTGCATCAATTGGTGTAAGTAAAGCATCACTTGTTAGAAAATAAGGTGCTGTTTCTTCCATTCCTTCCATAGTAATTGTAAATCCAGATAAATCACCAGCAGCTGCACCAGTAACGACAGTACCGCCAGTTAGTTCAACACCATTTTCAAATCCACATAAAAAAGTATTACCATAGTAATCAGTAACAGCAACATAAGGTCTTGCAACAGCTATGAGCTGAAGTTCTGCTTGTGTTTTTGCATCTAAAAATGTAAATGTTGCATTTAAAGTTTGAGTATAAAAAGTTGTTCCGTTTTCTCTGGAACTTGTAACAGTTGTTTCTAAAGATGAAGATCCTTTAACATCCCACTTTGTCCACCCTGCAACTGATCCTGTAAATGCAGTTACTTGTTTAGTTGAAGCATCAACTGTAACCGCTGTTAAACCACCAAAGTCAGCAAAATAAATTGTTTTTATTCCGCCAAATGCTGATTTACAAGGTAATTTTCTTCCTGTTGTAAGTAAACACGCCATAATTATTTTTTATTTTTTATAAATATGGGTAAGTAAGTTTTATCCCACTTACCCAAATTTTAGTTAATATTAAGCGTATTCTACTAAATCAGATGCAATTCCAAATTGCACACCAGAAGTAAATCGCATTACCATTCTTACATTGTCACTTCCATCAAGGGAAATCATATCCAAGACCCTAATTTCTTGAGACGAATTTAATAAACCGCATCCAAAGTACAAGTTAGAAACTTGAGCAGCATACATTTTGTTATCAGACATTCCAGGACAAACAAATATTTTAACTCCATCTACTGTAAGATTTCCGTTGTTAAACCATTGTGTTCCTTTGTTGTCAATACCAGCGTTTGATGTAGCAGCTACTGAAAAACCACCAAGTGCTTGTACATAAAATTTAGCTATTGAACTTGGAACATAAACATATAAATCTTCTTTTCCGTATAATGTGTTTGGTATAGCAGAAACTACTTTTTGTAATTCAGCAACTACATTTGCAGCACTTACACCACCACCTACAGCAGCAACTTGTTGACCAGCAGGAATATCTCCAGCAGCAGCAGAAGCAGCAATAAGTTTTTCAAACCCATCAAAAGAATTGTTAGAAGCAGCAGCAGTATCACCTTTCCAAATATTTAATTCAGTAGATTGTGCAACTTCAGCAGCAACGTGAGCAATTAAAAAATCAGAAAACTTAGGTGGTAAAGATTGACCTAAACCAAATCCCATTGACTGACTTTCCCAATCGTTTACGAAATCTTTTTTACAAAGTTGAAGATTTACTTGTAATTCGTTTGGCTGAATTATCCTTTCAGTTAGTGTTATGGCAGATGTTGGATCAAAATCACAAGAAGCTGGTTGTACCAATGAACTTGTTGCAAGTTTTTTAATTACTTCTTTAAATCCAATGTTACTTTTTACAGTTAAACCACCATCGTTTATTGTACTTGCACTAAGTAAAGCTGCTGCAATATATTGCCCAGCAAATTCACCAGCATAAGAAGTAGTAACATTTACTGCTGTTGCAAGATGTACCTTTTTTTGATTACTCATTTTATTATTTTTTATTTATTAATTAATTATTATGATTCAGAAGCCCAGATTCCTTGACCTCCAATTATATACCATTCAGTTAAACTTACCGCTCTAAGTGCAATCCAATCCCCTTTTTTTGAAGTTGCTTTTGTGTTAATTACATCTTTTCCTAATGCTCCAGAAGCGTGAAATACCGCAGCTGCTTGTGTCATTCCCCCTATAATTTTATTAGAATCTTTAGGTGAAACTACAACATCATTAGCTGCATCTGCACCTGTGTTTCTAAAAAATATAGTACACCCTAAATTACCTGAAGTAATTAGTGGAATACCAATTGTTAATCCATCTACAGCTACGTTATGGTCATTTCCTAAATTTGATTCGGAAATATCCCCAGTTGCTGTATAGTAAGATTGTGCAACTTGGTTGCGAACATCATCATTTGATAAATAGTTAAAAGTACTCATTTTGTTATTTTTTTTTATTTGTTATTATTTATTTAATCTTGCTAAAACTCTGTCTAATACAGTTGGTATTCTATTTGGTGAAATATTAAAACCATTATTAGAATTAGTTGATTTTTTTTCTGGACTATGTTTTATAGGTGCAACAGCTACATCAGAAAATTCTTCTTTTACTGTTCTGCTTTTTAATGGTGCATCCTTTGACATTTCTTCTTCTACATCTTCCATTTTAGATTCTTTATCACCTTTAAGATCTGAAATTGCATCTTCAAGGTTTTGAATTTTAACTTCCATTTCCCTAAAAGAATCTTTAGTTACATAATTACCTTCATCTGCCATTTCTTTTTCATCTTCTTTTTCTTCGTATTTATCTTCATCTTTTAAATCTTCAGAAATTTCTTTACCTTCTTCAGATTCTTTAGATGGTACTTCATCTGATACATCTCGCATATCTGCAATAATTCCTTCTTCTTCAACAATTAATAAACGACCATCTTCAAGTATGTATTCGCCAACTGGCATTGCAACTTTTTCATCATCTGTTTTAATGAAAATTTCATTCCCCTTAGAATATTCTTCAGCTGAAACAATTGTCCCATTCTCAAGTTTCATATCCATTAATTTTACTTCGATATTTAGAAGTGTTTTAATTTGGTTAAGCATTTGTGTAGATTTCATAATTATTTATATAACGTGATTAATTTTAAATTTTGTATTTTCATATTGTTCTTGTTATTGATCCGATGCCTTGTGCCCATATAGAACCATTGCAACATTCCCTTGAATATGTTGGAATGTCTGGACATAAACAACCCCTTTGCCCACCTGTTTGACCTGTTCGCGCAGCAATATATCCTGGATCGCCAGGCCTTAAAACATTTTTAATTCTTCTTGACATTATTAATTTGAATCAAATTGAAAATTATCTATATCAACAGATTTTAATTCTAAATCAATTCCAAAATTTTCTAAATCTTTAACACCTGGAATATCTGTTGGTTTAACTCCTAAATCATTTGCGGCTTTGTAAGCTTTATTAACTAAAGTTGCAGCTGAACCAGATAATTTTTCTGCTTTTTCTGCTTTGTTTTTAGCTGAATCTTCCATTTTTAACATCTTTTTTTGAAGTGCAATAAATTCTTTTTTACCAGTATTTAATTCTTTTTCAATATTATTTAAATTACTTAATTCTTGTTTTACTTGTTTTAATTTTGCTGAAACATCATCTACAATACCCAATTGAACTTTTTCTAATTCAACTTTTTCTTTAGGTAGTTTATTATAGATTTTTTCTAATTCTTTTGGTGTGTTCATTTTTATATATTTTTTATTAATTTTTCACCTTTAACAATGCTTTCAATTTTTGCAAGTAATATATCTGCTTCCATATCTTCTTTAATTGATTCTTTAGGTCGTTCCATTTTATCAGCAAAATATCCTTCAATAGAAAAACCTTTTACTTTATTTGTTTTTACATATTCATTCCATACATCATCGTTGTTTACTTTTACTGTACCCATCCAAGTACCTACTGGAACATTCATATTATACAAACGGCTTTTGTCGTTGGTTTCACTTTCAACGATCCAAGATTCTACAAGTGTTAATCCACTTAAAGAATGTTGGTGTTCCAAAGTTGAATTGTTTTGATTTCCGTTTTTTAAATATAATTGTGATGCTTTTCGTATTGTGTCCTTAGAAAAATAAATGTAATATTCATCATCTTCATTTTTTCTAAAAATTGGTTTATTAGGAACAAGTAATGCACCCATTAAAAGTTTTTTGTCTTTATTAACTTCTGCAAGTTTTATATCTTGTTTTTTTAAAGCAACAAAATCTTCTTCAATAGCTGGGGATTCGACAATTGAAATTGCTTCAACACCAGAATCTTCTTGTTCTTCATCAAGAACTAATTCAATTATCTTCATATTTTATATAACGTATTAAAAATTAATATTTGTATTTATATCGTTGCACCTTCAACAATATTTCGTTCTAAACCTTGAGCTGTTGTAACATCATTAGAAACAACAAATGCTTTTACTGGTGTTTGCGCTTGGCTTCCAATTACATCTGCTAACTGATTTGTATCACTTGCACCTACTGTATTAAATGATGGTGGTGCTGGTATGGCTGGTGTTGCAACATCCCCACCGCTTGAAGCTCCTAAACCTGCTGGTGGTTGTGGATCTTTAGTTGATAATATACTTTTAACATTCGCAATCCCTGCTGCTGTTACTGCTGCTGCTGCAATAAAATTAAAAGGTGGTGGTGATGCTGACAAAGCTTTATTTGCTCCAGCAAACGTATCCCTTACTGCTTGTACTATTGCAATTGCTTTTCCAAACTTAGAACTTTTACCAACTATTGATGCAAGATTACCAAGTGCATTAGTCATTATTTCTGTTTTAGCAACAGCCAACTTTTTTTCAATATCTTTTTGTTTGTTTCCGTTTGCTTGTTGAAATGCTAATAGTTCATTATTTGCATCAACAAAAGCTTGTGTTCCTTTTTTATAACTATCACGTTTTTCTGTTAACCTTTGTGTTTCAAGTTCTTTTTCTTGTTGGGCAATATCTTGTTCCGCTAATAACCTTAAATATTCATTTTCAATTTGTGAAGCTGTAAATTCATTTTGTGCAATTTGTCGTTCAGCTATTGCATCAATTTCTGATTGTCCTAATTCTAATTTTTCTTTTAATAATGCTACACGATTTGATTCTTGTTCTGACATAAAACCTTCAATCTGTGCTTCTACTGCTTTAACCTCATTCTTAGCTTCAGCAAGTGCCAAAGCATCTTCATCTTTTCCAGTTAAATTAAATTGTGCTTGTGCTGCTGCTTGAATAGCTTTTACATTTTCCAACATTAGGGTTTTTTGTTCTTCAAGTTTACCCTTTAAAGCTTCATTTGCTTTTATTCTATCTGCAATATTAATTAAATCATTATCACGAATTTGTCTTTGTTGTTCTGCTTCACGATCAAATTGTTCAATTAATCCTTGATTAGCTACCCTTGCTAAGTCAGCAGATTTTTTTAATTGTATATTAGATTTAGCATTTTCAAGTGCTGCTTCAACGCTTATTTTTTTCACACCTTCAACAACTTGTGAAGCTATAGATCCAGCTTCACTTATAGCTTCACCAAAATTAGTTACAATTGCAGAACCAGCTTCAACAGCATCAGTTCCAAT